GCTTTTGTAGTTCTCCTCAGATTTTGAATCTATAGGGCCACCGCGAATACCTCTTGGTTTTAAGTCAATAGCTATACGCCGATCCTTCATATAACTTTCAAAATCTAATAGCTCTGCATCCTTAATTGGCTTTAATATAGTAGCAAGTCCATCTGACATCTTCTCATTTGTTAAAGGGTGATGTATACCTTCTTCAACATAGAAACTAGCTATATCTGCTACACCTGCAGAGACTCTAGATAATCTATAGACATCCTTTTGATAAGGTACTACATGATTACCATAGATATTGCCCATTAAATTCTTTAGAGGTAACTTCTGATCTTGAATCTGAGCTCTTGTTTTAAGAATTCTCTCAGCAATAGTTCCTTTAGTTGCTGCTTCAGTTCTACCTTGTGAAGCTTTACTTCTTTCTCTAGGAGATTGGACTAGTATATCAGAGAATACTGACTCAAGATTAGCTATACCATTCTTTAGTTCAGGGAAATCTTCCAGTCTTCTATTGAACTCATTATGAAAATTAGGTGCCAATTCAGTAGCAAGCTCTGGATTAGTTAACCTCAGTCTCATATACTCAGCCCTGCCTTCTTCGCGTCTTCTTAGAGTAGGTGAACCGGGGCTAGCCTGATCTTTAGATAAGTTGAATAACTCGGCATCAAAATCTGATAAGGTCCCTTTGTTGAGCCCCATCATATTAGATACACCATGACCAACTTCATGAGCTATGGTAGTTAGATCTTCTTTGAATTTAGTTCTGATAGTTCTAGGGCCGCGCTTATGAATACCCAATACAGATTTATCTTTCTGCTCCATCTGTCCAATAGGTATCTTAAGGTCATTCTCTACTACCTTCACTGCGTCTCTAATCCTTCTTGATGTGTCTCTAACTACAGAAGGGTCGGTTTCTAAATTAGTTGGCAACTCTATAAATTGTGAGAAATCACGAGGCTGAACAACTCTAGATTCCCTTTTCTTAGGTTCCTTCTTAGGTTTACTTGGCTCCGCATTTGGGTCTGTGAAGAAGTCTGAATTAGGATCCGGCTCTACGGAAATAGGTGGGGCCGTTGGCTCAGTGATAGTGGACGTATCAATGGACTGGTCAGCCGCAAGCCCCGCATCTAAATCTTCTCTCAAGGCTTGAGGTGCACCCGGCACTTCTACTTGTGCATCAGGCTGTACTGCTGCATCCCCGCATCTAAATCTTCTCTCAAGGCTTGAGGTGCACCCGGCACTTCTACTTGTGCATCAGGCTGTACTGCTGCATCAGGTTGTACATCTACATCCGCATCAGGAATATTGAAGGCTCTGTTAACTGCCTTAAAGATGATGCCTTCTTTATCCACATTAGGATCGCCGCCAGTAAGCTCATCTATCTGCTGCTCTAATTGATTCCAAGTCCCATCATTCACAATAGAGCCAATGAATGTTTGCTGATTTGTTATATTGCGATCACGGACATAAGCTTCATTCTCTAATAGCCTATTGATTTGATCTTCAATCAGTGGCCTTATGGGATGAACCTCGCCTTGTTCTGCAGCGCCTTCTTTAGAAAGAATCTCTCTCTTGTCTATGGTTCTTTGCTGCCCAGTTATAAGCTTTTCGATAGCTGCAGCTGGATCGCTAAGTTCAGATATAGGCACACGCTCTAAGAGATGATCATCAAAGCCTGCAACCTTTTCACCTGCTGCCTTAGCCTCGTCTCTCTGCTTCTGAGCATTCACAATAAGTTGTGCTATATCTGCGGACTTACCTTGTAGAGCCTTCTGGTATGACTCTGTTTTAACTAATTGATTAATACCGGCACTAGCAGTTTCCATTGATCCTCTTGCCATACCACCGACTATAAAACCAAGAGCTGCTTGAGCACTGGTATCTGCCCATCTATCAGAGTCAGATATCATCTCAAGGAATTCATCGAAGCCTTCCATCTCATTGCCGAAAGTCTCAACCCAAGCTTGACCTAATTCAGTAGTGGCCTCACCAATCGCTGCGCCAGTTATGCGGCCAGCTGCTGTTGCTAATCCTTTATTAACTCCTTTAGATGCAGCAAATTGTGTAATACCTCGACCTAATCTCTGTGCTCTTTCGCCTTTTGTTAGGAAGCCAACACCCGCACGCTCTAATAGACCAGCAAAAGTACCAACAGTCATTGATCTAGCTAATTGCTCTGCCGAACTTCTAGGATCTATAATACCTTGCTCTTGTAGAATCCTCTGGGCTTTATCAGATCTTGCTGCAGAAGTAACCGCAAAGTAACTAGCGCCTAAACCCTTACCTACAACAGGCACACTCTCTAGCGTGGCAGAGGCAGCGATATCAACACCTAGTTGATTAATGGCAGTACCAATATTGACAGCACTAACATTATCTGAGAATTCTCTAATAATATTTAGCCCCTGAGCCTTTGGATCTGCCGCTATTTCCTCTTGTGCCTTAGCTCGAATATCCTCAAACTTAGCAGCAACTTCTTCATGCTCTATAGTGCGCTGTATATTAGCTTCTCTCACAGATGAGTATATATCATTTAGACTTTGTGCCGCCAATTCAGTATTGCCCCCACTTCTGCGGAGTATATTATTCATAATAGCCGGTGCAAATTGCTTCTGACCAGAAGGTAATTTCTTTATATCTTGTATATCTAATTGGCGATCTCCACGGGAAAGAGTCTCACGTATAAGATTAAGTTGCTCCTCCCCAAAACTCTCAGGCTTTATATTCATGCCTAATGTCTTAGCTACAGTAGCGCCTAACCCTGCAAGCTCTTCCTTCATTGGAGTGAGTGGATCTCTAGTTAAGGCACTTCCGAATACTTTTATGGCTGAGAATTTATCTACTTCTTCCTTAAGGGCTGAGTTAATTATCTCAATCTCTGAGTCGAATTCTGGCCCTCTCACTCCTGTCTCATTTAGATAATTAGCAACCTCATTCCTATAATCACCAAGAACTAATGCTTTTTGATGGACATCTAAATCTTGATATCCTTGATGAGTTGTCACCTCTTCTAATGTAGGTAGTGGAAGTGTATCCTCTTCACCTAAAGTAGCAAATTTCTCAGTCGGCCCTAAGTCTATTGGTTGATTAATCTGAAGACCAGTTAGATCTATTTCAGCCATTATTGCTGTCTCCTCTTAATGAGTTGTTCAGCAGTTGTAGGTTGTCTCTTTTCTGGTGCTGGTGGCTCAAGGGTTACAAATTCAGTTCTAGCTGTGCGTCTACCAGCGAAATCATCAACGGCATCCTCGCCATTCATCTTAGATCTCAATCCATCCATGAGCTTTCTAAACTCTCCAGGATTCCTAAGTTGCCTCATGTACCTTCTGGCTTGTTCCTCTGTAGCGGCCTTGCCGTCTGCGCTATTAGGGTCGAATTTATTTCGTGCCCACCATTTACTAGCTCGCTCAATCTTCTGGTTAATACTGTCGAGAGTAGGCTCAGCGCCTCTTTTCTTCTTATCCCTTTTCTCCCAGTTATCCTTCTCAACTTCTAGGATAGCCTGAGGGCTTTCATTTATATAGATATCTGGCTTTATATCAATATCGAACTTTCTCTTAAATCTCTTTTCCCAAACATCTTGCTTTGCACTCTTAGCTCGGTTCTCTGCTACCTGCATAACACCCGCTTGAGCAGCAGGTTTTAATGTGTGACCTCCTGTAGGATTAGGAGTAGTGAAGTCATTATCAGGTATATTAAATGAATACTCACTTACAGCTTCTACCATAGGAATATCAGCACTTAAAGACTGCACAGCTTTACGCCTTTGAGTAGATCCTATCTGACTCTTAACACCTGCCTGTCTTAACTGCTCTCTAGTAGCGGCCTGCTCCCTAAATCCTAAAGCTTCTCTCTTGGCCTGTCTATTACGTTTATTCATAGAGTCAGCCTGACTGAGCCATTTATCCTTTAGTGAAGTCAATCCAGATCTATTGAATATCTTCTGAACTAGAGCCTCATCAACTTTAACTAAGCCGGTGCCATCAATAACATTAATAGTCTGACTTTCATTGTTATATCTATTTACGAATTCATTAAATCCCTTAGCATCTATATAAAATTCACCATTAGGATCAGGGTGATATTTAACACCACCTTTATCAAGTATATCACTTATTGCAGATAACTCATATTTGATATGATCAGGATCTTTGCTTTTAAGAATACGATCCATGCCATGAGCAATAGTTAAATTCCTACCAAGAAAATCATTGCCCTGAACTTCATCTAAATATCCTTGAGCGAACTTACCTAACTGCCCAGTCTTTAAATCAAGCATCTCACTCATACCTTGGTACATTGTATCTTCTGCAGCATACCCAATTAAGTTTCTAGTCCTAAAGTGATGTTCATAATTCTTCCTAACAGCCTCAACCTCAGCATGAGCAGCGTCCTTAATTTTCTGAGCTGAAGCGATCTCCACAGGGAATATACCATAGTCAGTTTTGATCCTTGCTGGCTTATCACCTTGGGCAGGGATATATTCATTACCTAACTCCAGCCCAATAACTCTCTGCATTCTATTTGCTGCGGCCTTTTCTGCGGGGCTGTCTGAAGTAATAGATCGGTGTAAAGAGAATAGATAAGCATCAGTCAAAGCCAATTCCTTAGAGGCTCTAGTTCTAGTATCGATCAACTTACCTTGTATTTCATTTATACCATAACTTAGAGCGCCATCAGTTTCCAACTTCTTTGTAGCTTTAGAGATATTCTCTTTTTGGTAGCGCATCATATTAGGTTTATTTATACTCATGATCGCATCAAGCTCTTGCTTAAAATCTGATACAACCCCCTGATCCTCTCTCTGTTGAATCCTAGCGCGCTGCTCTTGTATGCCAAGCTCACCGGCTTCTATGCGCTGTTGAGTGAGTATGTCTCTTTGCTGGAGTTGCCTATCCTGAATAGCTCTTTGGCGCTCACGCTCTCTCTGTTGCTCAACCGTAGCCAATCCTGCACCAAATCCTACACCTATATTAGACGTAGCTGCACCTGCGGCTGCTCCAGATAGGACAGATAAAGCCGCTTTACCAAAATCAAAATCTCCACTGTCCTGAGTAGCCATTTACTTAATCTCCAAAATATACTTATCTTTTTTAAATCTCTTAAAGCCAGCAGCACTAACAAGAATCTTAGCCGGTTTATTATGCTCTAATATATCAGCAAAGAATCTAGTTACACCTAAGTCTTTTCTAATTTGTTCTACAGTTAACTCTAAAGCCTCTAGAGCTATCCTTCCTCTACACTCTTTAAAGAAGTAGAAATCACCATCAAAGTCTATTGTTTCATAAACTTTTAAATCTCTTCCATGCAGACATCCAAGGACGGTATCCCCTTCCATTGCAACATATACATGGTAACTACCTGAGTTCCATAAAGTTAAAGTCTGAAATAATGTATAGTAATCTCTATAGCCTGAGTTGTGATCAGGCGCTGTGTATATATTAGAGAAGAATACTATACCATCTTTATTCGGCTTTAATTTTATTATCTTCATTAAAATCCTGTCAATGGGTTATTCGCTAAGAAGCTGGCTTGATTTGGGGCTAAAGAAATATTCTGCCCCGCTTGGAAGTTAGGGCCTTGTGCACCACCACCAAAAGAACTTAATAACATACCAGCACCAGCACCGAGTGCACCACCTAATGCACCTAAGCCTTGACCACCTTGCTCTTGTTGAGGTTGAACTATAGTGGGAGTACCTGCAGTTGTAGCTTGAGGAGCTTGAGATAATAATGCGCTTACGCCAGCTTGCCTTACACCTTGCTCTTGCTGTGTAGCTCTATTGCGCTGTAGTTGAGCTTGATTAGCCTGTTGCATTGCCGCTAATCTTGCACCACTAAATGCTTGCTCTTGAGCTTGAGCACCTAACTCTTGTACTTTAGTTTGAGCTGCTTGCTGAACATCTTCACCAAAACCTCGCTGCAATAACTGTTGAGCCAACATATTATTCTGAGGGTCTGTGCTAAACATTCCGTCAAGCCTATCAGTAAGATCGCCAAGTGTAGCAAATTCTTTATTCAATTCAAACTTAGCTGTAGCCTGATGATATTCTTGAAGATTAGGTACAGTAAAATCCTGATAGAATTGCTCTCTAGCTTTAAGGATCTTTGTCTGCTCCTTAGATAACTCAGTTTCAATTACTTCAGTCTTTGTTTTCTTTTCTTTACCCACCGAACATTCCTCCTAATCCACTACCAAGTTGGGATCCAATGCCACCGCCAACGCCCGGCGCAATAAAACTACCAGCTAATCCACCAAGGGCACCACCAAGGGCACCACCAAACCCACCACCACCGCCTTCTTGCGTCTGAACTACCTGTTGAGGCGCAGCAGTTGTTGGTCTTGGAGCTAATGATAACAATTGACCTAAAGCACTACCTTGCATTTGTTGCTCTGATAATGCAGCTTGATTTAAATTCTGTATTCTTTGATCTTGGGCTTGAGCCTCTTGGATTAGCGCTTGTCCAGCAGCACCCCTCAAGCTCTCTCTACGTCCAGCCTCTAACTGAGCTAATGAACTAGCCTCAATACCAGATCCTTCCAACCCTCTCTGAGCTAAGCCAATAGACATCTGCTCTCTCTGAAGATTAGCGACATCACCGATCTGCGCAGCCTGACCTCTAAATAGATCCGTGAAAGTGGGTGCTTCAAAGTCCCTACCGAGCTCTATTTGTTTAGTCTGCTCAAAGAAATTCTCTAATGCTGGTTGTCCGAAGTCCTGAAAGAACTGCTCTCTGGATCTAAGAATTTTTAATTGCTCTCTAGAAAGAGGTGTTTCAACAACCTCAGGACTAGAGCTTCCTCCTCCTGATTTACCCATCTTTCAATCTCTCCATTTTTTCCATAGCTTCCTTTAAGACTTCATTATTCTTATCATAAGATGCTACTACTTTATATAGAACTTCTTTAGTCTGGCCCATGTTACCACGGGTATCATTTATTAATTCTATACAGTACTTATTGGTGGCGGCAACATCCTTACTAGTATTAAGTAACTCTTCTCTACAAAAGACTTCAAGAGATGTAAACTTTTCTTCTTGGGTTTTCTTTTCCTTAGAATTCTGCCAAACAAAATAAATAACTAATGCTGTTGGTAAACCTACCGTCTTAATTAACTCAAAGAGCTCTTGCATTATAGTCTCCTAGTAATGTACTCATAACTAATCCCCCTAAGAGTACCTGTCCCGGTAATCTTAACTTGTATCCGCCTACCTTCAACAAGAGGGCTAATGAATTCCCTCCTATGGTTAGACCCTTTGTGAGCAAGTATATTGCTCCATACTTCTACACCATCAGCATAGAATGTGAGATTTAAAGCGCTATCTGAATCCGCAGCCATACGACCGAATTGTTTTAGCTTCTGCATATCTTCTGCAATAAATTCTGGCGATAGATAAGTCCATTCTAATTCAGGGCCACCTTCAGCATTAAAATATACTGAGTCTTTTTTTCCAACTAAGATATCATCATCCTTATCATACCAGCCCCAATCAAACTTCCAGTCTAGTTTATAGATCTTAAGACCATCAACAAAATCAAAGGCGATTGTTTCTTCTTCATAGAAGAGATAATAAACTTCATTAGCGACTGTAGCGTAAAGGGCATCTTTAGGAATATTAAATAAATTCTCAGTCAGTACTGATATCTTACGCCCAGATCTATTATCATATGGCTGATAAGCACATAAACCATCATTAGAGAGCCATACAGGCATATTCTTAACTCTAGATACAGTTTGCCAATTAAGTACGCCTTGAGCATCTGGAATCTCTTCCTTAAATATATCTATCTCAGAATCGCCAGTTAATTTATAAGCTCTATTTCTAGTGAAGACCATTGTGAAAGTCTCAGTGGATATCGTGCCAGTGACCGTATCGTCAAAGGTAACAAAGCTTAGAGCTCCATACTGATGAGGATTAGCAGGCTCTGAAAAGAAGACCTTATCATCAACCGCAAGATAAAATACACTATTTCTTTCTGTTAGGTATCTCCCTGACTCTGGTTTACCTGCCGCTGCTGCTAGATTATATTGTTCATTTAATAATATATCTGCATCAGGAGTTTCATCAGAGTATTCAAAGTCACCATTATTAGCCCAGCGCTCAAGAGTTCCTGAGAGATAATATACTGACCCTCCGTCCGCTGTTCGCCAAATCTCTAAATCAGATACATAATCTGGTATATTAGGATCAAATCCAGTTAGTACTATACTACCAAGATCATTACCAGTTACTGTAAACTCCGTAATATCTGTTGTGGAGAATGGGGCGCTTCTAAAGCCATCTGCAGTGACCCAAGTATAAAACCACTTATAAGAAGTCCCATTAGGGAATCTACCACCCGGGATACCCTGAGCAGCAGTAGCTTTATTTGTAGGAGTCTCAACACCAAGATAACCTAAGCTAGAATCAAGCTCACCAGTTATATTATCTGACCAATAATATACACCGCCATATTTAACTACAGACCTTGTGCCTGTCTGATAAATTAAACCGGGATCTGGTATATCTAAAACAGCTGGTGAATTAGCACTAGATATAGAGCCGTTCTGAATTTTACAATTACGTAAATCTTTTGCAAAGTTAGGCTGAAGTAGGTGAGAGTCAATTACATTATTGATCCCGCCATTGAATAAAACTGTGCTAATTTCTGGCATAATTCAAACCTTATAGAGAGTAGCGTATACACCACATTACATTAACATTTCTTGGCCTAGATTCACTGCCACCTTTAAGGTCAGTTGAGCTTAATCCTGTGTTCTGAACATAGTTTTCCCTATCATTCAAACTGTGAGAAGTTCCTCTTGTAAACTCTGCTAAATCTCTTGGGCCTTGATTAAATCCTGTTTCATGGAAGTGGCTCTTTATCTCATCTGCCTGCTTTGTACCAATATTATCCCCAGTAGTTACGCCATCGCCGCGGTCTGTACGAGATCCAGCATCAGGATCATTCCCTGCTCCATGATCCCATCCACGAAGGAATTCACCTCTATAGTCAGGAAGATTAAAGGTAGTTGATCCATCACCTTCCCCGTATTGAGTTCCAATTAATCCAAATAAATCAGAGTAGGTAACTCTAGATACAGCGAAACCATTACATTCAAGGAAGCCTGTAGGAGGTGCATTTGTAGGAAATCCTATAATAGTACCAACAGGAAGGATGTTTCCAATATTGGTTATGGCATCTATTTGATCCTGAGTTAATCCTACTATCTGTTGTAATTTAGTCCTCTCAGAATCTGTTATGATATTGCCTGAGCCAGTATCTATAATCCTATTAAGTTTATCTCTTTCCTGCTCAGTGATTATTGCTCCAGACCCAAAAGAGCCAATACCATCTAATATATCTTGGTTCTCAAACTTATGAATACTTGCTAAGCTAGCGCATATTTGAGTTATAGCAGCATCTACTTCCTCTGCATTCATTTGCACTTGATCATAAAGCTCAAGAGTTCTTGTCGCTAGAAGTAAAGGTAGATGTGAAGCATTTAGCCCTCTAATATTTTGGAATGCACCTATAGAAGTCTTCCTTGCAAAAGAAGCATCTACACCACCAGTATCAAAAAACGTATCTTCAAAACCAATTAGATCTTTACTGTATGTATTATCTGCCATTACAATGCCTCTATTGCTGCTATATAATCATCATATATAAGGGCGCATTTCTTTGTACCCTCTTCTAGAACCTGCTTTAACTCAGCTAAAGTAAGAGTGTAAACTATATATCCTTGGATCCATTTACAGTCAGCTTTACCTTCGAGCTCCATTTCTCTAATCTTACCAGCTATATTCTGCTCTTCTGTAGGATTCGCCCAAATAACTCTCCCACCTACAGTAACAGTAACCTCAGATAATGCTTTATTGCGGGCAGCTTTAAGATTTATTTTAATTTGCTCCTCAGGAGATATACCACTAAAAGGCTCGATAGTATTGCCTTCTTCTACCCACGGCTGCACTTCCTCTTTATATACTCGACTACCTACAGGTATAGATCTAAAGGGGGCATTTAGTTCTGAGATTATGGTGTTTTCTTTATTTCCAAATTTATACATGATATTTCCTTATAATCTTGAGTCAGCTTCCCAATGGGCTCTAAGAACGACATTCTCACCAACAGCAACAGAGGGTGAGAATCTTGCCGCTGCAGAAGAGTTTCCAATAACTGTTAGATCACCCGGCCTATCAACCCCAGCACCTACATCTCTTATATGCCCACTAGCTCCTGAGTCTGGTGAATATATTGTCATCGTTGGTATCGATATCATTCTATCTTTAAATGAAAAAGTTTGCGCAGCTTGAGTGGATAGTGCTGTAACTGATAGCCATTGCTGAGCACCTGATGTTGCTGCCCCACCCGGAAGAGTTCCGTCTGAGTAAGAGTTTTGATAGTATGGATTAATCCTTGCTCTTTCACCAGTATCAACAAGCCAAGATCCATTAAATGGACTGGATCCTTGGACACACGATATATTAGCATAGTCAACCGTAGCTGATACTCCACTAGGCAGAAATATACCTATTTGAATAAAATCATCTGAACCTATCGTCTTACCAGACACACTTGGTACATCTATAGATACAGTAAATTCCTGCCAAGATGTAGTTACATTAAAGGTATCAGAGTTAACTGAAACCGCAGAGGATCCGCCAGGTCCAAAATCTTGATGCCATTGAACGAAGAAATTATTTATGATATTGTTAGCTTTTAAAAAAATACTAAATGTAACCTTCTCACCAGAAAATGTAGTTGAGTTTTTTAATCTAAATAGTAATCCAGCACTTCCTGTTGGTGATGTGTAGGTGGAACGATGAAAGTATTTTGGGTTGCCGGGAACATCTGATTGCCCTACTGCAAAAGATTCTCTAGTCGCACTAAAAGTCCCTCCTGAAGAATCAACTCTTGCCATTGTTGAAGTGTAACCATCAGTCACAAATGGGCCAGATCCAAAATCCCAGTGATTAAATTGACCATCTATAATGAGATTATTGCCTGCTTTAGTTATAATATCATCAAGTGAAACACCTGCATCTTTTAGCTTTCTTGTATTACCGTCTGCTAATACTAGGTTATCACTAACGAATGCGTCATCTGCAGTAACTAGTGGATCTTCACTCTGAGCTCCATCTACATTAAGAACTGCAATTATCTTAGACAAGAAATCTTCTACACTTTCTGCACCAAGGAATGTCAATGCATTAGTTACAGGTATATGCCTAGCATTAACTTTAGTAATACTCTGACTACCACCTGTAGAAGTACCTCTATTAAATTGCTCATTATTTCGATTAGTATCAAAGGATATATCTTCAACACCAGCTAAATCTTTTTCATAAGTATTATCAGGCATAGACACCTCTCACTGACATTGCGGCGTTTTGCCCAGAAGCTACTCTGCCTATTTCTCTATTAACTCTCTCTTGGTATTTACTCTCATACAAAAGAGAAGATTGCAAATTTTGTTGCGGGCCGTCTTTCTCATAGCACTTATGGAGGGTGTAGTTATATAATGCTTGATCATCATCTATCTCAAGCTTACCTACTCTTGGATATCTAGAATACCAAACCCTAAACTTTTTATCTGTGCTTAATACTGCAGTAACGGCACCTTCTTCATAGTTAAATGTATTAGTATCTTCCCCATCATCATTTAATAAAGTGGAATCTATAGTTACACCAAGCTCTGAATCAAAATCTTCAGGCGTAGCATTAGCAATATATAATGGGTCAGACTCATCATATACCTGTACTCCATCTACTACTAAGGGTTCTATATTAACCTCATCCACAGATATAACTGCACCAAGCTCACCAGTGAAATCTGTATACTCTGATAAGACTTGATTTGTAGGTATAGGAAAGAATCTTAATTGTCTCTGTCCATCGAGGTCTTGATAATAATGAGTGACGCTACCTCTGGAGATTCGGTATCTAGGGCCAAACTCTCTAAGGATATCTCTTGAAGTAGTCTTCTGAATAACACATCCGTCATGTCTCTCAATGCGATCTACATTAAAACAATCATCTGGAAGTGTATATATTTCTGTATTCTCACGTGTTGTAAGGGGGCCTTCAGACCGGAGAATAAAAGTCTTCTCACAGTATTCCCGCTGGCCCTCATTGATATAATCAATAAGCTCATCTTTAGACCAGTAGATGAAATTTACATCACCCGTTACTCTTGTGACTTTGCCTATGACTTTATCAAATTCATGTGGTAGTGCCATCTTTAGACCCCCTTAGTTTTAGCTTAGTTCTTGAATATAGTACTCAGCAGAGACCATAACTTTAGCGGTATCAAGATCCGCTGAAGGAACGATATTAATAGTCGTTAAGTTATTGTAACGAGTGCCTTGAGTTACTAGAGCGCCAGATGCCTTGATAATACCACCTAAAGCATTAGCATCAACAGCAGATAGATAACCATCAGCATCACTATCGTTACCGATATCAAGAGTGGCAACACCACCCTCTACAGTTAGTACTTCGACCAATACGCTTGTAACAATTGCATTGTCCGGCATAATAAGAGCCTGAACGACATCGGAAGCCGCAACATCAAGACCATCAAGTGAGAAGTCAAGGACATTCTCAGAGACCATTTTATGTCCACCGATATGAGCTAAAGGAGCGTTAGCAGCACCTTTTAAGTGTTTAGTAATAGTAGCCATTTTTGCTATTCCTTATTTAATTGAAGTAAAGAGGGTCAGAATTGACCCTCGATAAATTAGCTTACAACTGAAGCTGTGTAGAATTGGATAACAGCGTTATCGTCCTGAAGACCAGTGTTGTCACGATTGAAACGGATTTTAATAACACCTTTGATATCACCAACAGCGATACCTAGCTGATGACCGTAATCAAAATCCTTCTCAGTCCACTGAATGTGACCGCGCTGACCATTCATAAGAGGAGCACCTGCCCAGTTAACAGCACATGCACCAGCACCTACAAGTAGGTTACGAGCAACAAATACTGAACCAGCATTCTCTTCACGTTTGATCTTATCACATTCGATAATTGTAACACCATCGATATCAGTGATACCACCTTCGAAGAAAGCAGCACGACCTTTACCTTCTTCCTTAGCATAAGCCTCATAATCAGGATCTGCTTTAAGATCTTGTAGTGACCAAGGATCAAGGAATAGTAGGAAAGATTGCTTACCGAATTCAGCATCTTTGAAAGGCTTAATCTTTTCAGCAGCATTGGCGTTACCAGTGATTGCATGAAGTTTAAGTCTACGGATACCTTTAACCGTACAGATGTCAGTAGTTGCGATATCATCGATACCAGCAGCAGGAACTGAAGCACTGTGAGTAGCTGTAGAGTCTGCAGCAAGCTCACGGTTAGCAGTAGGAGTAGTGGACATTGCATCAAACATTGCGTTATCAGTCTCTTGAGTCTTCCAATCTAGAAGGATCTCACGAGCATTCATAGCGTGATTGATAGAAGTACGCTGGTCACTCATACCAAGACGGAAACGAACAGCATTACGCTTTTCGATAGCTGTCAAAGTCTGATCACCGTAGTTCATGTCCTGCTCTTTACCTTCTAGAGTAACAGAGCCAGTAACACCGGAATCTTGATCAAGAAGATAAGACTTAGGAAGAGTTAGCTTATCGCCAGCTTCTTTCTCTAATTCTCTTTTAACGATAACAGGAGCTTTCATACTCTCGCCCATAAAAGGCATAAAGTATAGTTCTTCAACATGCTCCTTGAACATTTCATTTGACCACTGTTGCTGGGTCAAATTGTGATTTGTTGGGATATCTAAAATAGACATTGTGACTTACCTTATTTTAGCGTCTACCTCCCTTCCCAGCTCTAAACATTCCTGACATAGAATCCTTACTCTTAGTAGTAGAGGATGGCTTTACAGGAGCTGAAGAAGGAACTTTACGCAGATTAGTTCTATTGTTTGTTTTACCTTCTTCCATTTCTTTAAGGATCTCTTCACGGAGTTTTGCTTTTAATGCTTCAGCGTCTACCGGATTGGTATTAGCTTCCTGAAGCTTCTTGCCTTCCTCGTAGGCTGCTTTAGCTCTATTTGGTGCGGCTTGAATTTTAGCAATTACCTCAGGATGATAAGCTTGTACTTTAAGAAGATTGCTGATTACATCATCGTAATCCTCATGCATTGCTCTCTGGACTCCCTCATCAATAGCTAATTGATTATTCTGAGGTGCGGCTGGTTGTTGTGGCTCGGTATAACCTAATTTACCTGCCATAACTTTAAACCACTCTTCAGGGTTAGAGTACTGTAGATCGCTCAACTCTTCTTGAGTATATTCTTTTTCTTTAGGTTGCTCTTCAGCTTTCTTGAAACTATCAAGCTGCTGTTGAAGCTCATTGTAGCGGCGATCATTGTAGGATTGATTATCCCGATGCTGCTTTTCAATACGCTCTTTATCAAGCCTGGTAGATTCATATAAAGCCTTGTAGTCAACCTCATCCTGTGTAGATTCTCCTGCTGTCTCAGTTTGAGCCGATGACTCTACTTCAACATTAGGTGTTTCTTCTACTTGGGTTTGCTCAAGTCCAGATTCTTCAGAAGGTAATACATCCTCTAGGGTAGCTTGCGCATCCGTGGTTGCTTCCACTCCTGTTGTCTTGTTACTTCCTGCTGTGAACAGGTCATCAAGTTCTGGCATTTTTTATAACTCCGTGATTAGGGTAGCTTGCGCATCCTGTTTTATTTATGGGCTTAGGAGGTAGGTTGTCCATCTCCACCCGGCGGCGGTGGCAATACTGCCTGTGCCAATTGTTCCTTGTTTGGAAGATCTGTTGTTTTGATAATCTCTGCTAAGAATGTCGCGTTATTTTGTAATGCTGGTGCAACTTTAGTCATTTCAACTAGACTATTAAGGGTTGCTTCGTTCGCGTTTGCTGACTTAGCAGATTCTGTTATAACTATATCGTACTTAAATATTTCACTCAGCTCATTAACTCTGGCTTTAATGATATTGCCATCGTCATCTATACCTTCTTCTGTAGTGGCATTGAGTTCTGCTTGAGCTATCTGACCATTAGGGAGCTTGTAGCGCATGATCTCTTTGTTCTTCATGTATTGTGCCATGAGATAAACATATATCTCCGCTGCTTTCTTTTTGGTCTTTTCTAAACAATCGTAAAGCGATGTGAGTACTGTGTTACCCTGCCTCAGCCTCATTGAGATAGCCGTGCCTGATCTTGCATTTGTATGCAGGCCTTGTAATTCAGGGTTAACTCCAGATACTCTATGCATCGCACTTACACCTATATCGAAGTGTTGGAATGCCATTTGCGCATCTCCGCGATTCTCTTCAATCCTAATCTTACTAGATGAAAGAGCACCATCTTCAAAATCATTAATAACCGCATCAGGCTTACATATTTCTTCTTGGACTTTAGCGACATTTGCTAGTGCGCCCTTCTCTGCAAGAATTTGCCTCGTACCTAGTATGTGCATTGATTTTGAGAAGGATCTATTTATAACATCTTGTGGATCAATAAGATCCTTAACTAGTCCGTATGCGTCACCTTGACGATCTCTATTGTAATAAGTGAATATAATTGGGAATTGATTATGCTTTCTCCCAAATGGGCTTGGTGATTCAATGAAGATAGAATCTGAGAATACACAGTTATACATCTCTGATTTATTTGTCTCAGGGTTTCTGTAGTAATACCAGCCCTCAATAATCTTAACTCTCTCTCTGTCGGTATCCACCCATTTCTTAGGGTCATCAATTAGGTCATCAAAGTATTCTTTCTTTTCGTGAGTACGATTAACATTATCGTTTTCATCAACACTTGCAGAGTGAACTAGACGTTTAAGTTCTTGCTCTTTATCCGGCCAAGCTTCTATTGCCACATCTAAATCAATCCACTTGGCCCTAAAGATGTGTCTTGCATCTTTATAATCAACTCTCTTACTACAGGCATCTACAAATATTTCTTCCCATTCGATATACTCACGGAATATCTCCTTATCATCGGAATCCCAGTCAACATAAAAGTTGCCCCTCCCACCAATCACACCATCCTGAAAAGCTCTAGTTACTTCATAAGAGAAGTAATCTTCTTCACCTTTCTGACGATATAGATCTGTAAGTAGCTCTGCTGGAACGGTATCTGAATTCTCAAAGCCGACAAACTTAATATCTGTTCGCCCTTGAATTTCTTGGCCTGTAAGTAAATTAACGATAGATTTCGTGAGATTGAACTTAAGTGGCGGCTGCTTTCTTGCTATCATTAGCTTCATTATTTCTTCAGAGAGTTGATCTCCGTGGTAATAATCATGCCACATTCTGGCTTTTCTTCGCCAAGTCCTTTCATTTTCAACTGCGGCTCTATACCAACGGTGGATCTTCTTTAATTGATCCTTCTCCTCAGATGAAGCATTTTCGTTATCTATACTTGTATCTAGGTTTGGCATAGTTCACCGCATTGTAAATTGATTTGTATTGATTATATCAATAATGTATACTAACTTCATTAGTATATTCAATGTCTGTCAAGTTTAAAATTTAATATAATTAAGGATTTAAGGTGAGTGGATGGCTTTAAAAACTGAAGAAAAGAAGCGGCGATCAGGCAAGAAGATGCATGAGGTCTTCGATGAAGAACTCCTCGTACTATTTGAAGAGGATGAAGTTTTTAGGAAGGAATCCCTAAAGAATTGGGCGAAAGAAGATCCTAAAGGATTTATGCAGATATACGCCAGCCGTCTTCCACGAGTAGCACCTGTTGATCAAGATCTCTTAAAAAATGAAATATCACTAAAATCAATACTGGTCGATCTCCCTGATGTAGAGGATGTCCTTGGTGAATATAATAAAGTCAAAGCTGAGAATAGAATGCTCACTACAGAGAATAGTAATCTTAAAGAGCAAGTAGACTTCCTTAATAAGAAAATGCAGAAGATGAGAGCGAAGAATGTCCAATCAGATAATAACTGAAGGGGGATTAAAAAAGCTCCGTAAGAAGATGCAGATGTATATGAAGTTCTGGCAGAAAGATCCTGTCGCCTTTATATATATGCTAAAGATTGCGAATATACTCCCCTATCAAGCTGAGATTATTCAGTCTGTTGTAGACAATAAAAGAACTATCGTAAGGTCAGGACATGGTCTAGGCAAGACTTTTATCATGGCTCTATCTGCCATCTGGTGGATGTGCACCCACTTTATCAAAGGTGAAGGTTGCTCTATTATCGTAACCTCCCCATCTGCATCTAACTTAACTACTGTATTCATGCCTCAGCTATCAAAGTGCATTGACCTCCTCCCTGCTTACTTCAAAGATCACTTCGAGATTACCGCTGAATCTATCTACCAAGTAGAGGACTCTAGAGGTTGGCGTTTAGATTTACGTACTGCGAGAAAAGAGAATCCTGATGCAATGGCTGGACAACATAATGTTCTATTCCTTATTGATGAATGGTCTGGTGTTCCCATTGAGATTTACCGGGTAGTAGAAGGTGCAATGTCAGATGAAGGCTCAAGAATACTTGCTATCGGAAACCCTATTCGTAGAACCGGCTGGGGATATGAGGCATTCACTAAGAATAAGAAGCTATGGAAGACTTTCCACTTAGATGGCTCGGTTTATACGCATGACAAAGAGTTCGAAACTGTATGGCATGATGCATTGGGCAACCAACACTCTGATATGAATGTGGGTCGTGTTGACCCTAAAGAGGTTCAGAAGTGGCTGGATATATCTGGCGGCAATGTAGATGGATATGATTATCGTATTCGTGTTACTGGTGATTTCCCTCTTGCAGGTAAGAATCAATTTATATCTCTTAAGGTTATTGAGCCCTGCTTTAAGACTGACTTCTATAAAGATCAAGATAAATCACACTCTCTAGCTCTTGACCCTGCAACTAGTGGTGGTGATGATATTGCCTTAGTCCATCGTTGGGGATCTAATCTAATGAGTATTAAGACTTGGCAAGAAGCTGATACAAGAAAAATATCCTATCAAGTTCGTGATTGGCTTAGGGCTGAAGGTTCTCAATTTAAATTTAAGTTTATTGCTATCGATGCAATCGGTGATGGAAAAGGTGTGTACGACTCTATTAGAGAGATGCATGAGAAAGGTGAGATTAGGAACCTTGAGGCGGTCTTTCAATACAAGTCATCATTTGAAGCTACCAACAAAGAGAGGTATGATAGATTAAGAGATGAATCATGGGATAAGATGAGGAGCTGGTTTATTAATGAGAACCCTCATTTCTCAAGATTGTATACTAATCTATGTGAAGAGCTTAGAGAGGAACTTGTAGGATTGACTTCAGATTTTACATTAAGTGGAAAACTTAAACTCGAATCTAAAAAAGACCTTAGAAAGAGAGGAATCAAATCACCGAATATTGCCGATGCTTTAGCTATGACATTTAGCAGGCATGACGATATTCAAATGACACAAAAGAAAGATAGATATGAGGTAGCTTTAGAGGAGTATGCACGTGGACGCAGTGCCTCTATACCTTGGAATGCAATATAAATGGAGACTGGACATGCCTAAAGGAAAAATGAGTGATGAGCAAAAACGCAAAATATCCGAAGCGAACAAAAAGCGACACGCCGAAAAGAAAGCCGCGAAAGAAGCCAAAGAAGTAGAAGCTCCTGAAGTAAGCATTGAGCAAGAGATGGCTGTAATGGATGAAGCTGGGCAAGATGCTATTAAGCAGCAAGTCATTCAAGATGCTATAGCTGCAGCACTAGCGGAACTATCTGGAGAGAAATCTAAGGTAAGAATTGATAAGAATAAATGTACCAGGCACCCTCATGAAGATGTGAAGCCGGGCGAGAATTGTCAGAAGTGTATTGTAGCCTCTCAGAGACATGCACAGAGGATGAAGTTAGCAGGTGTCCTTCCTTGTCCTAAGTGTGGAGATAATGTAAGTGAAAGTCGTGGCGGAACTATCAAGACTTTTCAAAGTAAGAATGGAATGTATTCTTGCGGCAACTGTGAAATAGACTATACTGTAAAAGGAGAAATATCAACTTGGCAAAGTGGGGGCGCTCAGCGTCATGTGAGTAATGAGATTCTTTATAGAAAGAGAAGAGGATCCCAAGGCGGTCACTATTGATCTTATAGTAATATAAAGATAATATATAGAAAAAGAAGAATATAGACTGGTTACTTTTTTTGTGGACGCAATTTAAGGTAATATAAAATGAGCAATGCAGGTAGCTTAGGAAGAAGAGACTTTAGAAATGGTGGTGATGAAGAGTTAATAGGATGCGCATCATCTGGCATCCCGTTAGCTGCACCGGCGAACGTAACTTTTGGTGATCCCGCTGTTGGTGATGATTATTATGTCCCCCGTTATATGACCGCTAATACCGATGGCACTATAATTGTCACTGGTTGGCATGCTGATGATTTACCTCATACTAGAAATGTAGTTACAGGACAAATCATCCACTTTAGACCTAAGGCGATTACCGGCGGTACTGCCGATGTAATTCTGGAGTACTAAAATGCTACAGGTCGGGCCGCATGTTCGGCCCAATAGCAACAACTTTGTTACGGTTATTGGTGGTGTACCTCTATTCATACTCTCCTATAACACAGAGCTAAGTGACGGAACCTCCTCGCCATCCCTAAATGCAGTTCTACCTATGACCGCTGGGCCTGAGGTGGATTGGACTGAGGTGATTAATAATCTTAATAGTCATACCTACGCATCGGGGGACACTTATCAGATAACTATCGATAATACAAATGCGGATTTTAGGTTCGACAACATTGGTGATAAGATCAAGATCATTGATGTTAGTAAATGCAATGGATTGAACATCACTAACAACTCTGTGTTTAGAGGATGCGGCAATTTACAATGGTCGGCAACTGATGCCCCTAACATAGTAACCACTAACCTAGACAGTATATTCTTAGGTTGTGGGTCGATGGATGGCGATCTCAGTAAGTGGGATGTCAGCAACGCTACTCGCATGGTGAACATGTTCTTCTCTGCCTCATCCTTTACTGGCGGAGGTATAGAGAATTGGAATGTAGGTAACTGCGAAAACTTTTTTCAAATGTTCTTTGGTGCGAACTCTTTTAACGCTGCCGAAATAGGTGTTTGGGATATGTCCAGCGCGACCAATATAGGCGGTATGTTTAGAATTAACAGCGGTTTTAATAAGTACATAGGTGATTGGGTCGTCGATAATGTCACAAACATGAGTCACTTATTTGCTGGCGCTTCTTCATTTAATCAAGATATTAGCGGGTGGGACGTGCGGAATAATGTAGTGTTCCACGCTATGCTTGCAAATGCCAATAGTTTTAATCACGATCTAAGCCCTTGGAGATTCGATTCAGCAAATGATGTATCTTGGATGTTTACAGGAAATCCCGTATTTAATAATGGCGTGGGTGATGGTCAGTTTCCATTAGCCACCAATTTTAGCAACATGTTTGCTAGTGCGTCAGTCTTCAATTTTGACATAAGCGGCTGGAACACCCCCAACGCCACAAATATGGCTACCATGTTTAAGAACGCTACTTCATTCAACAGGAATCTTACTTCTTGGGATGTCGCAAACGTCACAAACATGACTGAAATGTTTTCTGGTGCGAACGGGTTCAACGGGACTATCAACGGCTGGACAACAACCTCACTAACTGATATGACTTTTATGTTCCTTAATGCGTGGGCATTCAATCAAGATGTTGATAACTGGGATGTAAGTGGTGTCTCTGATATGTCAGCTGTATTCGCGGGGGCCATAGGATTCGATAAAAGTGTTAATGCTTGGGATGTAAGCAATGTCACCTTATTCAATAACATGTTTGATTCAGCCACTGTATATAATCAGGCGATGAACTCTTGGGTTACTACTAGTGCCACGAACATGACGGAAATGTTTAAAGATTGTGGTGCCTTCAACCAGGACATTAGTAGTTGGAATGTAAGTAGTGTTACTGATATGTCTGGCATGTTCTTACGGGCAACGGCATTTGATCAAGATTTAACAGGCTGGAATGTTGGTGCTGTCACTTATATGGCTAATATGCTTGATAATTCTGGCATGAGTACGGCAAATTATGATAATTTCCTTGTCATGTGTAACGCAACTTCCTCTCAAGCCAATGTTGTTGTTGGTGCTGCTGGTCTAACTTATACATCAGCAGGAGCAGGCGGTACAGCTAGGACAGCATTAATTAATGATCATGGCTGGTCATTTGTAGGAGATAGCGGAGTATGATAACAGATATTACAGTTAACAATAAATATGTATTAATTTATAGTGGATCTATATATTTATCAGGTAGCTTAACTACAGGCCAAGTCACAAGCCCTCACACTGTAGAGGTATTCGATACAGTGCAGGAAATTTTTGACCGTGGTCTAGAATTAGGCCTTACTTGCACTACAAGGGATTTAATTAGAATGATGGAACATGGGGTGACAATCACTCCTGACGTAGAAACACACTTACTAAGCTACATCTGGGAAGATGAGTATAAGATATTCTGGAGTAGAATGGAAGCTTTAGGATATGAGAAGCCGGAGGAGGAAGAGATTATCTCAACTGAGTAGGATAGAGATCAATCTGATGTAGATGTAGATGTACAGGGCATAAAGAACGTTACTAATACCAAGGTATTTGCTGCTGGCCATGTAACTGGGAACTCCACAGAGACAGTTATCTCAGCAATAAGTACTCCAGTTAAGATAAATGTAGGATCCACTTGGACTGATATAGACAAGTCTAGATTTAATTTTGACGCTACTGGAACTTGGACTTATACAGGGAAAGAGACTGTCACAAAATTTATAATGGTACTTGCTAATATCGATCCAGTCGGTGGAGGTAATGATGAAGTTGGCCTCTACATAGCATTAAATGGAGTTCCTGTAGCTACATCAAAAGGGCAGGCTGCTGCAGGTCAAGGATCACAAATTACTGCAATTGGCAATATAACACTAAATACAAACGATACTTTAGAGGCTTGGGTAGAAAACGAGTCTGATACATCTAACTTAATAATAAGCACTGCATCCTTTGATGTAGGTTAATTTCCTCAGTACGTATCGAGCTGAGGGCTGGGTCACTCCTTTATGGGGTGGCCTTTTTCTTTATATAGCTGTATAATAACAATTTAAGAAGGAAAATTATATGGAACCTTACGACCCTAATAAAAGATACTTTGGCCCTCAAGGAAGTCCTCTCTGTAAATTAATTCCAGAAGCGCCTCCTACAGTCCCACAATTAGAACCTGTATTTAATAGATCTGCCTATAATCATGATGTTGGTTATTCCGGGAAAAGAAAGAGTGGATTATTTGGATACGTTAAAGACTTCTTTGAAAGGAAGCGCATAGATGAAAAGTTCTTAGATGATATGGAGCTTGGCATTATGCAGTACCTAGCAGAAGATAAGATCACCGAAGAACAAGCAGATATCGCCCTCTTGTATGCAAAGATAGCATATAAGGCAGTTAGAAAATGGGGCTGGACATTCTATAGAAAAGGAGAATAACATGTTAAAAGCAGAGCTATACGCCGCCCTTATTGAAAGGGGATACTCAGACGACCAATTAGAAGGAAAGTTAAAATCTGAACTACAGGATCTATATGATCAACAAGAGATCACAGTTGAGGCGATACCCGAAGAAGTACCTGTATCTGAAGTCAAGTATATCATCTCCAAGAGAGATAAAGAATACTGGTGCTTGGATGGATCGAAAATCCCTTTCAGAGAATTTGATAAGCCAGCTGGATATCTCAAGCCTTTTCCGAAAGCAGGAGATGAAGTAAAGAAGACTGGCGATAAGTGGGTATTAGTATGATCAATACAAAGATTAAGGCTCTATTGATAATATCAATGATTGGCTCGGGCTGCATGACCTACAAGAAAGTATCGAACCATTATACCGCAAATCTTGGATCTAAGATAGAAGTAAAAGAGAGCCCAAATAAAGTATCTGGCTCTGATGCGCAAGATTCCTTAAATGGAAACGATGTAAAGCCTGAGGTATCCTTGCCAATGTTGCCTTGAGGTTATATAATAAGTAATGAATTAGCGGATTATCCCTTTCTCCCTTGTTCATTTACTCCCTTGGCCCGGTGGTTACTCCCTTTTCCACCGGGTTTTTCTTTGCACAAAAAAGCCCCAACTGACTAGGCTGGGGCTTATACGTAATTAATAATAAGACTCAGATGAAATCACTCCCCAATATCCATTAAGGTTATTGTTGAATTCTGAGCTTACAAAAATAAGATAAGTAAACAGAGAAACAAAAAATATCCGCAATAGACTATCCTCCTGTTCTTTTGTTTATATTAATCTTATATACCAATACGACCGATGCCCTATCACACCAGAAGCTCTTACGAGAATGTTTTAATCTTTAAATATCCCATCTGTATTAGCAATAACCGGGGTGATTTGATCTGCGTACCAGCCTATATACTCCTCAAGAGTATCAAGACTCAAAGAGGGGATATTAGGAGATTCACTTTGAGGTGGATCTATCTTCCTAGATAAACTATCAATAGAACCATATATCCTATATATCCTGCCACTAAAAAGCGTAACCTCACAAACCTCATCATCCCATTGCTCTATAGACTCTATTCTGTCAGGCTTAATCCATACGCCCATAGTATCGCCATTTATATCTGCTTTAAATCTCACCTTCATACTCCTTTAGTAAATCCATAACAGATCCTGCAAATTGATATGGATCAATCTGCTCCTCTGCCTCTTGCTTTAACTCTCTAACAAAAGACTCAACATCTATCTTAGTAATCATTCGTAACCCTCAACTAATTTACTCAACTCTTTTTGTAATGACTTAATCCTAGAATCCACCATATCATATAAGGCAGAATCTAAATCACCACACTCATCAGCAAAGATCTCCATAAACCAATTACAGTATCTCTCACTCAAGGAGTTAATAAACATCTGATTAGTGCTTCCACCATCATCCGCATAAGCATCTACTAACCCAAAGCGATAACCATGAGTTCCATCATAAAGCTTCTTCTGAATAATCTTAAGCCTATTCAAAGACTCGACTATCTCATTGGCTCTTTCCAACTCTTCCATATTAATCATTCATCTCCTCCCAACAAATATAAATCCCATTCACTCTGCCAAGATAATATATCCTTAGCATCTATCTGTAACGCCTTACCTAAAACCAAAGCAGTCCTAGCAGTAATACGCCTATCCTTATGAATAATCTCAGAGATATGAGTCTGGGATAAACCTGTCACCTTACTCAACTTATAAGGATTAACACCACGATCACTTAAGATCTTTAATAAAATAGCTCCGGGTTTAGTCATTTTAATAACCCTCTATCTTTAAGGAATTCTATAGCCTCTCTTTTAGTCATAAGCATAAACCGCTTCTGAAGCATAAAGATTAGGTGAACTCATAGCGCCACACTCTTTCATATAAACATCACAATATAACTTCATGCGGTACTCTTCTCTAGTCATCACCTACCTCCCATTCCTCAGTATCAATATTAAACACACCATCATGAGCAGCCCTCTCTAAGAACTCCTCAACCTCATCAAGAGTATATTGCTTATCATCTCTCAAACCATTAAAAAAACGCTCATAAAAAACAAGATCATCCATCTTACCAAATACATAATCAGAACCATAAGAAAAATCAGAAAGACATATATGGACATCCTTTACCTGATCCTCCCTAAATAAAGGACAACGACTCTTCTCACGCCAACGAAGACGCCAACGAAGATGCAAAGGAAACTTATAAGTAACCCCATTAATATTGAACTCTTGACGACAATCATCATTAGCAAACTTACCCTCTCTCAACATCCAATTGCGAGACTCTATATACTGCATAATCACTTACTCCTTTGTTAGATTACATATATATACTACTGCGAAACAATACTATTGGCAAGTAGG